ATCAACATCCTGTATGTGTATTTCGTAATTAGCCACGTCTATTTCTATAATTGGTTGCTCTTGCGTTCTGCAAGATGATGTCCTGTCCTTTTATTTTTCCTTCTACTTGTATGGATCTCATATCCCCACCAACACTGTCACCTAACATAGATTTTAGCTTATCCAACGGAGCGATTACTTCTGGATTTGACCGAGCTCCGGCATATTCACCAACCAAAGCATTTACAGGTCCGCTGACTATACCACCATCTGCAAAAGCTTCACCATTACTACCAGCACTTTCTGCAATATTTGCAGCTGCAGATTTTGCTACGGTTCCCAGAGCAATTAATGCAATACCAGCAACCAAAGCAGGACCAGCATTGAGATTTGTTAATGCTTTTTTAATTCCTTCGACTGCTAAACCTATGCTTATAGCTAGTTTACCTAATCTTATAGCTACGTTTCCAAAAGTCTCTAACATTAAACCTAGCAAAGCTTGTATACCTACATTACCAGTAGCAATGTTACCAATAATGTTACCAAAGCCTTCAGCAAAACCTTGTGTAGCTTCTGCCATTATTTCCCTAGCTCTTATGTTAAACAAGGCTAAGTTTTCATTTATCTTAGTTGTCTCTTGATCTATTATATCACCATCTGCTCTAAGTTGTGAACCTATCCCAGTAGACATTAATCCACGAGATTTTAATGTGCTTGCACTTTGCACCTGAGCACGACCACCAGAACCTTGACCAGAGGCCTGCTCAGAATCTTTGACGTTATCGACAGTAACATCTGCATACAATTCTAGTTTCTTACGACCAGCGATGTTGTCTATAGAATCGCTAATGCTTTCCTGCAGACCGACTTTAAAGTTATCTACATCATTACTGAGTTGACCTAAAGTCTTTTTAAAGTTCTTTTGTGTTTTAGCTAGATTCTTATCCAAAATCCCAGGGAGTTTTGAGAAGTTTCCAGTAATAATAGCCTTAAAAGCTTGACCAAAACTAGAAAAGACTATTTTAGTCTGTCTCCACCATCCCGATATAAGCGTTCCCAAGCCATTAAAGACTAGCTTTGCTGCCTGGAATAAGATTTTAAACTGTAGTGCTATTGCTTCTACACCCACACGTACAATGACAGATTCATTATATAGATCTATAAAGTAATTGGCAATGTCTAGTACCGTTTTCTTAATTGGTTCCCAGTGCTTATAAATAGCTACTCCTACAGCGACTATAGCTGCAACAATTGCCAGAATAGGAGCAGACAGCGCACCAAAGGCAGCAATCAAACCGGGTATAACGGTGGTCATTAAAAAGCCTAAAGCTGTGAGTATAGGACCAACAGCTGCCAAAAGACCGCCAACAACCAGAATTACCCCTTTAATGGCTGGAGACAGGTTATTAAACTTATTGACCAGCATCGTTACAAAATTAATAACTCGATTTACTATCGGTTGAACTAGCTTAGCCAAATCTGCAATAGCTAACTGAAAGTTAAGTTGTGCTTTTCTAGCTTTTGTAACATCCTTATTATTTTCTCGGTATTTCTTATTAACTTTTTCTAGTCCTGTAGAAGCCAACGTATTTAAGACATAAGCCTGTTCTTTGCCTGCTTTTACAGATTCTGCTAGACCAGCATTAAATTCATCCAGATTAACTCCAGATCGTTCTAGAAGTTCAGAAAAAGGTCCAATAGCTTTGCCCGTGGCCAGTGTTTCCTGTAGGCCATCCGCAATACCTTCAAACTTAAGCGTATCCGAGAATTTTACAGCTGCACCAGAAATATTATTTAAAGCTCTGGTTAAGCTTTCGCCTTTAAACCCAGCAGCCAGTAAATTAGATAGACCCTCTACAGAAGAATCGGTTTCCCCAGTTATGGCCTGAGCTTCCAAAAGTTGCTCACGCATAAAACCAATGCCCTCACCAGCAAGCATAGCATTAGTCTCTAGTCGACCAAGATCAGATCTTAGTTCTTCAGTACCTTTTGTAACTAAAGCCAAACCAGCTACAATAGGAGCAGTAAAGTTCATAGACATGTTACTGCCTATTTTAGAAAGCTTTGCGCCAGTTTTTTTCATAGAACGCTGAGCATTCTGCATCTGTGACGAAAACTGCTTTAAGTCAGCATTAAATCGTATAGAAATCTTAGCTAAACTGCTCATGGACTCCGTTTCAGTATCTCCCAAAAGTAGAAGAACAGCTCATTTTTATACTCCAACATTGTTCACTTTAAAGCACAAAAAAAACCCCTCGTAAAAGGGGCTTTTCCTAACAAACAAAAAAGAAAACAAACTAACCATGAAAATAAAATGTAATCACTTTCCTTTTTTCTTATCAATCTGTGACCAATAGTCTTTTGGTGTTTTAGCTGTAATGTTTTTGGGTTGTAAATCCCATTTCAGTGGGTACATTTCTTTAAGAGATTTCTTTTTATACTTTTTTTCCAGATGTGGAGTGAGCACGGTTACTACCAGTTCCCGATGCATCTCCCAGCGTTCTCTTACCTGCGTTTCTTCATACCGTTCAAATCCTTTTATTTTGTTTGCAAAGGCTCTAGGAGTTGTCTGATAAAATTCATCCTCAGACATTTGTAATATACCCAGCGCAATTTCTTCCAGTTCATCCCAGGTTATTTCTTTTTGGCTTTTGTTCTGGGAGGTTTCTTCTGGCTCACCTTTTTTTTTCCCTTTTCTGCTCCAGGAATAGATTTTACAAATTCATCCATGACGGTTTGCAGTTTTTCCGCATCTTTAAACATGACTTCCTGCAAAATCTCATCTCTTTCTATAGTTTCTCCACCTGCGTTTTCAATACCAGCGTTTACCAGGTCGCCAATCTTATTGAGTGCTTCAAATTCTTGCTCTTTGTCCATATTGGCAAAGCTTTGATTAAAGACTTTAATCACACCCTGGATGCCTTTCTGGTTCCAGTATTCACCTAGCAGTCTAAAAGCCCCGTAACCATATTTAAGCGGATAACTCGTACCCGCTATGTTTATAGTTTTCATAGGCCTATGTTATTGGTAAAGTTACTTTTCTCAACTTGGTAGAACCTTGTAGAGAAATAGAAGCTGTTCCATCTTCTTCTACAGCTGCGTTCATTTCCAGCGACTCTATAATACATTCCCCTTCAAACATAAAGGTAGCATCACCCTCAGTGGGTACAAATTCAATAGACACATTTTCGTCTACATCATTGTCGTATAGGTCAAATAAAGCCCCAAAGTCATGCGTTTCTGTACCATCACTCGCATACACGGCAAGTGCAGAAGCAGAAGCAGTCCAGGACTTTTGTCCTTTTGCTCTTTCGATACCATCAGTATCTTTTGTAGATCGCTCACGGATTTCTCGGTTGACAGTCAGGCTACATTCTGTAGCATGATAAACTGTTTTCTCATCTAGTGTAAGTCTTAGATTGCCATCAATTACTTTTTCTCCGGCCATAATTTCTAGGTTTTAAAGTTTAAATTCATAATTAAGTGTACAAAGGGCTTCACGGCCATCGGTATAATTGTAGCCAGATTCACTCCCACGAAACTTCCATTTGTATTCAGATTCATCTATCGCTTCTATAATAGTGTCAGCGATAATAGTTGCATCATTTAAGGATTTATCATAAACAAAGATTTCTACTGCATACTGCGAAAGCTTATTTTTTGTGATATAGCCTTGATTTGTAATTTTAAAGTTTGCAAAAGGAACCTTCTGTTCCTGATTCGCCATATCCCAAAACACATCAGCATCAATCACTGCTTTAATAGCAAGCAACTGCATTACGGTATTTACATGTTTTGCTGCTTTGTTTATCATGATTTGCTGAGTTTATCGATTTGTTTTTGTACGAACTTTGTGACTTGCTTTTCGTATTTAGCTGTGAGCGTAGATTCTCTGCTTCCATAAATTCTATCTCTAGCATCGCTCACTACCGTATTGATTCCTTTACGAGATCCACGTCTAGTAGATCCAATCTCAGTTCCTTTGGCCACGACCATATGCCTATAATAACCGCCTTTTTTACCTTTGGTAGAAGGTCTTACCACTATTTGCGGATTCCCACCTACTTTTCTACCTGGTACAGTTTCTTTACTAACAGACTTTTTAAGGTTTCCGGGTGGATAAGTAGACCCAAAACGCTGTGTTGTTCTGTTACTTTTTGGCAAAGCATCTCGATAAGCACGAACTAAAGGTGTGGCCAGTTTACGCTGAATCTTTAAGACTTCACGTCTGGTCATTTTGTCATCCAGTTTTTTAATCTGGATCTTTAGCTTATCAAACCCTTCAATCTTAGTTTCCACGTCTTGTACATTTAAGTTTCAAAAATCGGTTTCTTTGCTGGCCTGCAAGTTCTACAGAATTGATCTGGTAGTCTCCATCAAAGTCTCTTACAAAATACTGCTGCCCATTGGTAAAAACATCTGTAGTGAATCTTACTGTGTAAGCCACTACACCCAGACCTATTACTCTGCCATCAGAGTCATCTTCACTTCCCTGAAACTCGTCTCTTTTAGCATACATGACTTCCTTTACCAATGTTTCGGTATGTTCAGCTTCACCTGAGTCGGTCTTTACAGTTGTGTTTTTATACAACTTCACCTTCCTGTTTAACTGTCCGGGATGTATGTAGCCTGAGGTTTGCATCTAGTAAGTTCTTCTGTAGGGTCTTAGCACATTATGTGCTGCCTGGTTGTTTTTAATTGGCATATTTTCTCTGTAAGTGTCGTTATGAGCGAATAGCAAAAGACAAGCTCTCTTTATGTCCGCAGGAATGTCCGCGAGACTATAACCAAGATCTGCAGTGATAAAGATTCTATAGCCAAAATCTGAAGGGATATCCATATCTAAGTAAAGGATCTTACTTTCGTAATTCCAATTATTATCTTCAATATCTTTCAGAGTACCATTTTCATCTTCATACTTAAGAGCTGTGATCCCATCTTCTATAATGGGAAATTTAAGTTGAAATCTATCGAACCAACCTTCAACTTCTACGGTAGATCCCTGTCGTTTTAGAACAGGGTATTCCAGATAGTTTTCAATTTCAGCAGTGGCGGCATCCAGAAATATTTGTAACAATGCATCTTCATCATCAAAATCTATTTTTGAATTTACTTTGGCCTGATCTAGTGTCACTATATTGACACCAGCTTCAGGTTTACCATATTTTAAGCTGAAACTGTTCATAAGTATTACTTTATGATTCTACCATCTTTGTTGTCTTCAATTTCTTTAGCCTGCGATTCATCCAAGATCACAGTCATTCCACGGTGTTGTGGCATACCGTATTTTCCTGCAGCATTGTCACAGTCTATTTTTACTTTGACTTTACTTTCCTTTTTAGAAGTTTTTTTATTAGACTTAGACTTTTTTTGGTCTTCAGCTTTTTTAGCTTCTCCGGTCGACTGTGTGTTTACATCTACATCTTTAATGTCTTTGTTTTTATCTTCTGACATGACTTTTGTTTTAATAATTACGCTGAAAGGGCTATTGCTAGCCCAGTCAGCATAATGAAGGTTTATATCGTTATAAAGCTATTCTTAGCGAAAGCATTTGGCTGTGCAATTTCTACACCTGCTTGAGCGTTAATCACCAATCTTATGGCATTGCTCAATGAGGCAGAGTACGGATCTTCCAGCAAGGACACTGCGCCCCACTCACCGATGAACAACTTAGAGAAGTCACCGTAAATTAAGGATTCATTTCCAGATAGTACAGGCACAAGTGATGTGGCAGAAGCATTAGAACCGTTAAGCTCATTTCTACTTTCCATTACAAAACGTCCAGAACCAGCATCTTTCTTTGTACTCATATACGCAGCTCTCAACTGTGGAGACATAAGGTAAGCTCTAGACAGCTCTGTTGCATCTTCTGCATCTACCAATCCCATAAGCTCAGTGACGTGTTCCCAAGCTGCAGCTTCTGCTGTTGTTACACTAGAAGTTTTCACCCCGGTCTTGTTCAAAATACCTTCTGGCTCATTGTTGGTACCAGGACCATTAATAGCTGCACTATTCAATGAAGTGTCGTAAGCTCTTAAGATCATTTGTCTTACCAAGCTTTCTACATCTGGAGAGGATTGCAAGATTAAACGTCTAGAGATGTCCACTGCACCACCAAGTCTTTCTGGACTTAACTCTGGTCCTTCAAAGTTTTTGTCTTGTGGTGTAATGGCAGCATTCTCTGCTAACCACTGCATGGTGTACTTTTGTCCTACTGGTAATGGAATTGATCCACCAGTAAGGTTGCTCAATCTTGTGGCCCCAAGAGACTCTAAGAATGTTGCTGGTTGAAACGGCATCTGCACTCTTGGTGTATCTTTTACTACCAATTCACCACCTTTTGCACCAGAGTCACCAGTTACAGACTGTGCTCTTAAGGCACTCATAGGAATAGTAATTTTAGAATCGTCTGGTGTTTCTACACCTGCAGCACGATTGGCCTCAATTCCAATTTCATTCAATTCTTTTTCTGCACCATCCAAAGGCCCCTTAGTCCTAAAGGCTTTTGTGATCGATGCACGCTCGATGATAGAACGCTTTTCAGCTTCTTCACCTTTATCGCCTTTGCGTTCACCTTTGGCTTGTGCAGCTCTTTTTTCAAAGGCTTCAACTTGACGTTCTTCTTCAATTTCAGAATCGAGAGATTCAATTCTTTTTTGAAGATCAAAGAACTCGCTTCTTTGTTTTTCAGTGAATTTTCCATCACCTTCTTTTCTAGACTCTGCTAGGTTGTTTTGAGCTTCAAGTTTTGAAGCTCTTTCCTGTTGCAACTCTGCAATCTTAGACATAACTCTGATTTTTATTGATTAATAATTGAGCTTCAAAAACATCAAACTTTGACGCTCTTTCTTCGTTATCATCCTGGTCTTCATCTTCAGACCGATCTGATGTATTGGGTTTATATGCTTTCTGGATCTCTTCCAGATTATTATGGTTTCTTGCTAATGCATCTGGATTGGAATTAAGAGCCACTACAGACCATTCTATTAATCGTTGTTGCGTGAAATACAACACATCTGGATCTTCATCAAGTTCTTCCAGACCGTAACGCCCATCTAATATTTCAGCAGAAATAGAAGCACCACGAATGATTTCGTTTTTGACTTTATTAAAAATCTTTTCTGCCAAAGGATTGTTTTCTGCAGCTTCAAATCTTACTCGAC